ACTGCGATCATAGCTGCACCTGTAAATTTATCTACACCGTCAGTTACGATTTGAACATCAGTTGCAGTTGTGTCTACGTAAAAATAGAAACTTGCACCAATGTTATTTAGATTGTTGTAGTCTGTCTCACCTGCACTTGCTCCATTAGCATTTGCATTGATTGATGGTAAAGTAAAGATACCATCCGCGTCTTGTGTTAATAAGATTCTTCCTGCGTGAGCATTTACAGTTAATGAAGTATTAGCTGTTAAAGCAACAGTTGAACCTGGTCCAGTACCTATAAAGCCATTTTTAGAAATGACCGGTCCTGAAAACGTAGTATTTGCCATAGTATTATTCTCCTAGTTTCCGTCTACATAGTCTCTAGGCCGTCGACTGTACGCGTCTATGTAAACTAATTAAATTATACAGTGGTTTTTTTATATACTAGTTTTGAGTAGAGTGCAAGAGATCCTGCAGTGTGGAGTGGATTTTTCCAACGATGTAGCTTTTTGATTAAGTAGCTACGGAAACTTGCGGAGCAGAGTCTTCAACTTTATTACGCATGTGTTCTCTTTGCGCTTCTGCCATCTTAATATGACTTAAAACATCTCGAACTTTTCGATCTATTTTAACCATATTGAGAGTATATCTACCCTCTTTAAGATGCTCTTGCTCCCACTGTAAGTCCAGACCCCTCTTTTGCTTGTAAAGGTCGTTTAAGTGTTGCATCATTTTTTCCATCGATAACCTCCTCATAGGTTATTCTATTTATCTTGTCACTATAAGAGTTTCCAAGATTTTCCCAAACTATACTTTTTTCTCCCAACTTGTCAAGTATAGCCTGTTCTAGTGAGGCTGGGTTATCATCAGCTACAACATTAAATTTAGCGTAATGATCATACGCCCAGATATTTACTAGAAATTTTACCATTATTCTTTCTTTCATAGAATTGTGGCGAGACTATGTCCCGCCACAAAAAATTACGATTAACTTGCTCCTGAAGATCCGAAGATACCTCTATAGTCAGATACACCAAATCTGTATCTTTCTCTAGCTTTGTATCTTACGTTTCCAGTATCAAAATCACCTTCCATTGCTGTTCTAATAGGTGTTCTTTCAAAATACTTCATTCCGTTAGGAACATCAGTAATGAAGAAGTACGCATTAGGATCAGTTAAGAAATTGTTCACTCTGTAACCTTGAGGAACCATTCCCATAGAAACGATTGCATTGATATCGTTATCAGCAGTGCCAGTTCTACCTTGAGACTTCATAAGTCTTTCAGCTTGGAATTGAAGCTCAGAAGGAACGATCATTTTCATTCCTCTAGCAGCAATTTTAAGACCTCTTTCGTCAGTCATTGCAGCGATGTCGATTAAAGACTGCTCCAATGAAGTTTCGTTAAGGTCAGCCTGTGTAGCCAAAGTGTTTGACACAGTTCCAGCGATCGTTGGGTGAGCTGTACTAAATAATTGTACACCATCTCCAGAAGTGAAACCACCTCCGAAACCATTGATCAGTGGATTTACTGATTTGATTTGTTTAGTATTCGCCATAGATCTAGCTAGCGCTTTTGTATATCTAGACGCAAGTCTGTCATACAAGTTGTCCTCAATCGCTTCTTCAGTGATTGCGAACGCAAGCGCAACAGTTTCCATAGTGTATCTAGCTGTGTAAGTCTCTTGAGCATTGTCAAAAGTTACGCCAGAACCTTCAGGTTTAACTGCAGCATTAGCAAAACCAGATAACATAACTTCTTCTTCAAACGCTCTGTCTGAAGTTTCTGTTGTGTAGATCTCAGCATGCTGATTCTCATAACGTTTATATTCCAGTCCGAATAGTGCATTCAGGCCTGGTTCTAGTTCTTTAACTAGTTGTCCTCGTGATATAGCCATGTTTTTTCTCCTATTCTAACTATTATATTCCTGCCGTAGCAGAGTTGTATATGTGTTCGTTAATCATCACTACCCAATTAACATAACCAGATGCAATATCGCTATTGTCTATGTTAGTTGATGGACCTATGATTTTTAACTGACCACTTGCTGTTGATAGCGTACCATCATCTAACATTGAGTTAGACACAAAGTTTGCTGCAACACCTGCTGAAACAACGATATCCGCATTCATGAATACATCAGTCTGCGCTGAAGCAGTTGATATATCAGTTTGGATTTCGAATCTTTCATAAGGGTCATCACTTACGAATGCTACTATGTCAGAAGCGTTAACTTGTGCATAGTGGTTAGCAAACGTAGGTTTACTTGTATTTGGGTCTGTGTAGAAAACGCCATTAAGTGATCCAAGTAATCTGTCACCAGCTGCGGCTTGTTCAATAGTTCCGCCAGCTACTGGTTTTACAGCATCTTGAAAATAGATAGTAGTCGCATAGTTTGCAGCGATACTATATTCACTTAAACCTTGGTTGTCTCTATTTTGACCAACTTTTCCGATCGCTCTTAGACCGAAAGGTTCGTTTTTATTTGCCATAGAGGCCTCCTTATAAATGTACCTGCCCTTGCGAGCCTCCAGTACGGGTTAAATGAACTTTAATGGTTAGGAAATTTTTTAAGATTTCTTTGAGCCACCAAAAGTTACACGAGTCTGTCTATCAATATCGATAGGCATACTTGGGTGCTCTTCCTTCATCAGATCATTATCCATTGCTTTGACTTTTTCATTATGCTGTGAAGCATAATATTCTTGTCTCTGCTTAATAACCTCTTCAGGTATCCTAGCGAGCAGTAGGCCGCCAACTCCGATCACTCCTGAATATTTCCCGTCTTCAATGACTGGAAATTGTGAATCTGGGTATTCATCGGCACGAACTAATTCGTATCCTTCTCTTAACGAGGCAGATACATTTTTCGTATCTTGAAATCCCATTGACTCAGCTCTAATCCATCTATGTCTAAAACCTGATGGAGCAGGTGGTGAATCTAAAGGTGATGGTGGAGTCCAAACTTTTTTATGAGCTGTTTTTTCTCTAGTTTGACTCGCACGTGAGGTCTTCTTATCTATTGTATTTTCCATATGCTTATCCCTCCTTCGTGATATTTAATTGTTTCGCATACTCTTCGAGTGGCACACCTAATTTCTTAGCGATTGTAACCTGTGATGGTGTGAGCCTCACAGTTTTGCGACCAGATTTGGTACTTCGCTTCGCTGAAGCTACTTGTTGTACCGGAGCAGGTCGTGTTTCTTCTCCCGTTGTATTTGTTCTACCAAATTTGTGGGGAAATTCAAGTCTTATTCTTTTGTCTATTTCAGAATAATACTCGTCAGATTGTGGGTCAAAACCTTCCACTTCTGTAAGTTTTTTATGAAGATCAAAAGCTGTGTAAGTCATAGCTGAATCTTGACCAAACCATGGATTTTTTTCACTCCATGCTTCAGCTTTAGGATCAGGTGTTCCTTGCGCTGCTTGCTGTCTTAAATTAACTTCAGGTGCAGGTTTTTTCTCCGCTTTTTGTTTTTCATAAGCTTCTTGAGCTGCTTTTGTTTCAGTCAATTTAGCTTTTTTGTATCCAAACTCGGATATAGCTGCCATAGCTTCTGCTTCAGCTCCTAGATCATTTGCTTCTCTAGCTGCTGCAAGTTTTGCTTTTGCTGCTTCAATACCTGATTCGATACTTTGTTCAGTGACAGAAAGAAAGTTAGGTTCTATCTTTTTAAGTTTATCTTCTGCTTCTTTTTTGTCTTTAATGACACGTTCAGCATAAGTTAAAGCTTCATCTTTTTGACGTTCAGCTTCTCTCCACTTTTTAGTTAGTTTTGCTATTCTCTTTTGTACACTTTCACTATATTGTTCTAATTCTTCTTTATTATCTTTCTTGTCGTCAAGTTTGACTTCTCTTTCATTTTCGTAAGTTTGATCCTCTGGTACTTTTTCATCTACCACAGGTCTTACAGTCGGTTCTTCTTTTATTTCCGGCTGCTCAATCTCTGCTTGATCTTTTTCTTCAGGTACATCGACATCCATTGCTGGACCAGAGGTATCGATATCAACTGTTTTTTTCACTTCTTCAGTGTCTGGCATAGTTTCCTCCTATGTTATTAATATTGATGAAGTATATCTTCGGGGTTATCGATTGTAGCTAACACTTCATCATCATTTAGCAATCTAACTTCACCCCCGTCAATTTGTATACGGCTTCCTGCATATCTTGCAAAGACAACCCAATCACCCTTCTTGCACCAAGGTCCTTCAGGAAATTTTTCTTTGTCATAACAATGAGGTCCCATTGCTAAAACCAAACCGCATTGAGATGCAACTTGTTGTTTTTCTAAAGTTTCTTGTCCAAGAATTAATCCACCTTTAGTTTTTTCTTTCATCTTGAAAGGGAGAAGTAACATTCTCCAACCAGTGGGTTGAGGTAATTTATCTGATTCTTTTGTTTTTAATCGTTCGTAAGTTTTTTGTTCTTTATCTTCGATCTTTTTATTTTCTTCTTCGTATTTGTCCGCCAAAGCATATTTAATCTTTGGGTTCTCCGAATTTGATAACTGTTCCTTTTTCGTCATTTTGCTCCTTCTTGTTTAGCAGGTTAGAGATATCCTGTGATATTTTATAATAGGCATGTGCCTGTCCCATCATATACTTATATTTTTCCATATTGTCAACACTACCAGAAATCATAGCATCACCAATTTGTTGATATTGTTCTTTCAGTTCTCTCTGTATCTTAGTTATTAATGTTAGTTCGTCCATTTGCTTTTTTACCTTTATTTATACCTTTCTTAATAATGTAATCTTGTGTTCCGTTCGCACCTGTCTCAACTTCTTTACGAAGGTTTTTAAACAGATTTTTTTGTTTTTTTTCCTCTTCTTTTTTTACTGAAAAGGTTTCTAATAATTTTGTATCCCGCATAAAATACAGTATCTAATTTTAACGCAATATTGTCAAGACCAGCAAAAAAGTTATATATTAATCTATCTAACATTAGCAATTCCACTTTCTTAAAGATTTATTAATTCTGCTATTTGGATCCCTGGCAGTCTTAGCTGAAGTTAATCTCTTCTTCATACCCTTCATTCTAGCACAAAATGACTTACGTCTTTTTGCAGCTTTAGATCCTTTTTTTAATTTTGATGGTTTAGTGGTTACTGCTGTTTTTAATTTAGAACCAGGGTTAGCTGCTCTATAAGATGCAACACCTTTTTTATTTAATCCACCAGACTCTGACTTACCTTCTTTTCTTTGCCATGCTGGAGATTTACTTCCTGATCTATAATTTGATCTAACTACATGACCTTTAGGATGTGGAACATTATTTTCCAATTGATTAAATATTTTTTCAGTTCCTTTTTGAAATCTTTTTCTAAACATTATTTTTTCTTTGTAAATGTTTTAACGTTAGTTGGTTTAGGACCTGTATTACCCGCTGCTCTCTTTCGTTTGACAGCAGAGGCCTTTTGAGACTTTGTCATCCGTGTGGCTTTTGCAAGTGGTACGCATTTCGGATATTTTCTTTTCGATCCCTTGCTTCTTCCACAAGGTTGGTATTTTCCATTTTTCTTTGGTGCTCCAATGTCTACCCATTTCTCGGATACCCATTTTCTTAATCCACCCTCTGAATAATATGAACGCATTATACATCAACCATCATCGTTAAATCTTCATCAACGATTAGACCTCCATTAGCAGCTTTTTTTCTTTTTCCTTTTTTACCACCAGGTGTAACTTTACCTGAACAAACTGCTGATGCATACATGTTCGCGTACGCTGAAGGGTAAACTTTGAATTTACGCTTCGCTGCCGCTTTTCCTCTTGGACAAAGTTTTGCCATTATACTAATCCTTTATAATATTTTTTATAACTAGGGTTTCCAACTTTTACTCCGCCAAGATCACCGGATATATAACTTCCATTGTAATCTCTTTGAGCTTGTCTAATCATATCATTAGATCCATCAGAAAAATATTTTCTACCTTCTAAAGCAGCTACACGCGCAGGCTTCTTAACCTGTTTTTTCTTTTTCTTACCTTGCATTGAAGCAATAAGTTTTTGTATAGCTTTTTTAGATCTAGCCATTACTTATTTATTTTTCCAGATTTTTTAGCTTTAGAACCAAACTTACCATAAGACTCATCTCTTGATGCTTTCAATTGCTTTGGAGTTCTTTTCTTTTTAATTCTCATTGCAATAGATTCATCTTTTCTATCTTTGTAACCTTGTTTCTTTTTTTTAACAGAACCACCTTTTTTATACATAGCTCCGCCTCTCATACCCATGTCATCTTTGTAGTAACCAGACTCCATGTCTTTTCTAGCAGTAGACATTTTTCCACCACCCATTGCTCCTGCACGTCCACCTTTGTTAAATCTGAATCTTGCAGGTCTTAATCCGTTTTGTCTCATTATTTTTTTCCTCCGTTTTTAAAGATTTGTGTACCCTTAATTCCAAAAATTGATCCGACGACTAAAATCCAAAGGGTACTGAACCAAGTCGGCAGTGCCGCGAAATGTTCGAAGAAAGTTTTCACTTTATCGAGAGCGCCAGGATCCTCCGAGAAGACTCCCCACGCGAGCACAATTATTGGCGCCGACAAAATTATGAGAACGAACTCGTCCTTGTAATCATTTTGACGTGCCTCTAACAATTTGCCCTGGTAAGCTTCCTCACCTCGAGCTTGTCGTTCTGCGTGCAACAGTTGAGCGTCAGACATCGCGACTTTTGCCTTCTGCTTGTTAGCATAAATTTTACTACCAGCAGAAACAGCTAATTTAATTGCTGATAACCACATGTTAGTACCAAGTTGCTGTTTTCTTTTTGTCTTTTAGCATTCTCTTAGTTCCTCTGACCTCTGTTTTGTCCCCAGTTGGTATGTAGTTTCTTGGCATACCATTTGCAGTCGTAACAGATCTCGGATCCAACTCAATATTTTGAGAAGGAATGCCTATTTCAGACGCTTTAAAAGATTCTTCTTTTTTAGCCATATTTTTCTCCTTATTTTTTACGTAACTTACCTAATGTTATAGCAAATCTAGCTCTTTGTCCAAGTTTTCCTGGTTTCTTAGCCGCTGCTTTTAATTTAGATTTAGGAATTGTCTTACCTTTTTTAACTCCTAAAGATTTTCTTAGTGAACCAGGTTTTTTTATTGCTTTTTGTATAAATTTACTGCTTCCACCTTTTTTAAACACTCCTCTACCTTTAAGAATGTCTGCTTTTGTAACTTCTCCGTCACCTGTTAGGTCTGGGAACTTTTTTTTCATCTATTTTCTCCTTCATATTTTTCAATTTCAACACTCGGCATCATTTTATCCACATTTGGGATAGATTTACTCAAGACTGTCTTTTCAATTGATGTATTAGCTCTTAGTTTTGCTAATTCTTCATTCTGTTCCAACTTATCATCATGATTTTGTTGGTTCATCATAGCTTTCATACGGTCAAGATTTATTCTTTCTTGACCTTCGACCTTTTTACGCTCGTTATCTTGTGCTCTTAGGTCTAATTCTCTTGCTCTTAACTTAGCAATTGGATCATTACCTATACCAGATGTAATTTCTCTTTCTTCTTTTAAGAATTCTTCCATCATTTCAGCAATCAAAACAGCTTTTCTAGCTTCAATACGTAAAGTTATCTGTCTAAGTTGCTCTGCAACTTGTGGATTTGCTTGAGCCATCGCTGCCATCTGTTGCATTTGAGGAATTTCATCTGCAAATTCTATTTCAATTTGTTCTTGTGCCATCAAACTTATGTGCTCCATAATATTTTTTTCCATAGCAGCCATAATCATTGGATTATTTTGTGCCATGTTAGTTGCCATAAAATTTAAATGCGAAGTCATATGCGCTCTGTGGTCTTGTCCTGGAAACGCATTGAATGGTTTACCAGATAAAGCCATAATGTTTTCTAAAGCAGGGTCCATTGGAGCAGGTGGTTGAGGTTTAACTAAAACCTGATCAATATTTTTTACACCTAATGCTTCATACATATTTCTATACGCTGCATACATGTTGTGCATTTGCGGATTAGAGGTTGCCAGCTGCAACTCTGTTTGTGCGAGGGAAATACGCTGAGTCTGTGAAAAGATGTTGGGATCAGCAACTGGCAAAATATCTACCCGATCATCAAAATCAGTTTGTTTAACAAACCTTTGACCCCCAACTACGTCGTACGGATATTCCGGTGGTAGATATAACTTGAATACTCTTGCTAATAATTTGAATTCATTTTTTAGCGAAGAGTAAATTCTTTTGTGGATAGCTGACATAGTTCTAGAACCACGCTCAAGAAGAGCAACTGTTGTTCCAACTGCAGCTTGTTGATTACCATCACCAACTTGTAGATCAGCAATTGATGCAAATCTTTGACCAGCATTAACTACAATACCCATTAAGTTTAATAATGTAGCTGATGGTTCTTTAAATGGTAACATCATAAATGAATCTTTTAAATTTCCACCTGGTGCATCTACATCTCTAAATTCACCTGGTTGGATTGATTGTGCGTCATCTCTAATTCTAATACCACGCATTTTAAATCCAGCAGGTAAATTAGATAAAGTCCCTGCGTCCAATAACTGACGGAGTGCTGCAGTTGCAGTTCTGCTCAATCCGCCAATCATATGGATTAAACCAAAGCCATAAAAGCCTAGTCCTGGAAGAAACTTGAAATGAGTAAAGTATGGTATTTTGTTTTTATCTGGATCACCAATTTCATAGTTACGTCTAATAGCTAAAACACTTCTTGTAGCTTCGTCTATTGTTACTATGTATGGAATTTTAATTCCTGATGGTTCACCTGTTTGAGGATCTGCATCTTCAAAACCTTCAATATCTAAATTAACGTGACACTCTAAAATAGTATAAACATCATCGTCTTGAGTTTTTCTTTGACCTTCGAGTTCTCTTTCTTTTTTCTCAACGTCATCTTCAACTTGTTTAGGATCACCTAATTCAATATCTAAATAGAAACCCGCAACTTGTTGTTTTCTTAATTCGTTCTTAGAAATTTTTACCCGATGGATGATTGCCTCTGCATCGTCTAATGAGGTAGCCGTGTAGGGTACAATCAAATCATCTGCCGGTACGAACTTTGATGTAGCTTTTTTAGATAACTCATCATAATAAGTTTTCTTAAAAGCTGACCCTGCTAATGGTAAATAAAATAGCATTTGATCAAAGTCGGGCTCATAGTCTTTCATTTTTTCCATGAGCTCGTAGTTCATAAAATCTTTAACACGTTGTGCTTGTTTTGTTTTTTCTTCGTTAGGTGCACCAATCACTTGAGTTCTAACTGGTCCATCTGCTGGTAATAATTCTTTATAAGCTAACGCTTGAAACTGTGTA